AACGGCCATTCATGCATCAGAGTTCAGCATCAGCCACACGTCAGGTTTTGCTGGAACGGCAGACGCCCTAATAGACACACCACTGGGTCTAACGATCTGTGACTTCAAGACAAGCTCCAGGGAGTCAGATAAGCCTGAATCGTGGCTTATAGATCACCAGGACCAACTTGGTGCTTATAGCCTTGGTTTACAAGAGATGATCGGGTTACGAGTGAAAGCTGGAGCGATCATTATTGGCAAGCCAGACGGCACTGTCCAGTTAAGGATGATGAGCGAACTGGAGATGCGTGGATGTGAGTGTCGATGGTCTGAGCGTCTTAGTCGTTATCAAGCTATGTTGGCGCTTGGAGCGTTAGATCT